CATTGCAAGAATATTTGGTTTATGTCAACGGTTGGTTTGATCTAGACATGGGTTAGGTAGAGATAATAAACCAGCGATCCCGCGCGCGCGTCGCGTTTTCGTTTCGTAATTGACGCATCTTGGCGAGCGCACGGCGGGTGACGGTAGCTCCCCGGTCATGGGTGATCGGGACAGCACGGAGCGCGAACGGTTTCCCCAAGGTTTCCCCAATGGGCGTGCATTTGTTCATGGGAAATTCCTCCAACGCGGGTAAGGCGCGTTCGCTAAAGGTTTAGGGATTGTTTACGGTTTGTTAAAGGATTAGGCCGGATTTCGGCGCCCCTCGCCGTCCGGGGCACGGGCGGGGTAGGGTGTTTAAATACAAGGAGTTAGCCCCGGTTTCCCCAAACCGGGGCGCAGCATTTCTTTCATCCTCCTAATTTTGGAATCGCACGTGAGAGTGCGCCGCGGACAACATCGACATTGGCGGATTGGTAGCGCATCGATGATCGTACGCTATCGTGCCCTAGCGCCTCCATGATGGTACGGAGTCCCGCGCCGGAAGCGTTGAGCGCGGTGCCGAGTGTGTGCCGCGCCATGTGCGGCGTGAAGCGGATGCCGAGCGCTGCACAGTACGGGCGGAGCCAATGGTAGACCCCAGTGCGGTCGCGCCACGGGAAGACGTAACCCGCTCCCGCCCCCGGCCCCGCCGCTCGCAGCGCGTCGGTTACGTCCGGGTGAAGTGCAAAGGTGCGCTCGCGTCCGGTTTTGGCGACCGTGAAGGTAGCCGTCCCGGCCCCCAAGTCTAGCATTTCCCAGCGGAGCCGGAGCGTGTCGCTCACGCGGGTTCCCTGGCCAAAGGACCAAATCAGAAACAGGCGTTGCGCCCCCGCCGCGCGCCTGATCAACGTCGCGGCGAGCTCCGGCGCGAGCGCACGGGTGGTCGCGGGCGCTTCGTGGAAGCCCTTCAGCCGCAAGTAAGGGCAGTAGCCGTTCTCCGCGGCATAGTGGAGCACCGCGGCGCCTCGCTGGATAACGGCGCGGTTCATGGTCGCGGGATGGGCGGCGGGGCCGTAGAGCGCGCGGGCGGCTTCGACAAGATCAACCTGCCGGATTGCATCGACGCGCTTGGGGCCGAGAATCCTCCGTAAACGGTTGAGCCAAGCGAGGTTCTGCGGCGACTGCTGTTTAAACGCCGCGAATAGCTCGCATGCTTGGTCGAATGTCAGGGGCGCGCCGGGTCGAGGGGCGCCCTGTAAGCGCAATTCTAACGCGCGAGCTGCGCGCTGAGCGTCGGCTTTGGTTCGCACGTCAGGACCGAGCGATCGTTCGACCAAGCGCCCCTCGACCGAGCCGCGCGCGGTCCAATGTTTGTTGCGTCGCGCGCCGGGCGGTATAAGTTGCATACCTATTCGGCGCGCCGCAACGGAGCATTCGCCAACCCAATTGTAGTAATCAGATTGGCGCGCACTGTTTGCGCGTGCTCGCCCCAGATATAAGCCGCCGTCAGCGGCGGCAGATCGCGTGCCATTCGCATAGCGGCGCGTTCGGGATGGCTGCGCGCCAGGATGGCCATGGCGCTAGTAGGATACGCGTACGCGTAACGCACATCATCTGCGAGGATCACACCAAAGCCGCCGGATCGGTCGAATCCAAAGACGGACACTTGGTTACTCATGATCTTCCTCTCGTGCGGCCTTGGTCATATGCCGTATTTCGCTCATCTTCGGCCTCCCCGGCGGGCGCCCCCGACTCGGTACGGTTAGGATAGGAAGATCGGATATTGCCTCCGATTCGCGGTCCCCGGCCGCTGGCCCCAACCAGTCAATCGCTGCCAGCTTACGCCACAAGCGTTCGTATTCGAGGTTAATGATTTCGGTCATTGTCATTTCCGTTGGGAACATGGAGACAGATAGAGCCGATTATGGGGAGTGCGTCAATAGGATAGATAAAATTTGAAATGATAAGACATGCTACTCGCGCTTTAGGACTGGGCAAACGTGTTTAAAGCATGTATAGGGAGGCTTCCTTTTGGGAGTGGTGGCCGAGTATGGCGCAAATGCGCGAAAATCCGTTCACCGGAATGCGCGAGAATCAGTTCACCGGAACGTGTCGGGAATGCGGCAAGAGCGTGCATCCACGCGACGGGCGCGTGCTTAAAATACAGAGCGTGTGGCACGTCTATTGTGCCGTGTGCTTCGATCATTACGAGGCAGGCTTGTTGCCTGTTCCGACGATCGAGCCCGCGCCGGAGCCTCCTTCGCCGCCGGAGCCGCCGCCGGCGACGAAATCTGGGCTCAAAACCGCCGCAGAACGGATCGCGGAGGCACTGGCGGCGATCGAACCAGCGCTCAACGAGGAGCGCGTAATTGAGCTGATCCGGACACATGCGCCGGTGCCTGAGACGATCACCCATGAGCGGATTGTTGTGGTCCGTCAGGCGGAGCGGGTTGAACTCGCGGACAAGCCGCGGCATGCGGTTTTCCCAGACGTTCTCGCCGCCATCGGTTGTGGTTTAAACGTTTATCTTGTAGGCCCTGCCGGTTGTGGTAAAACGGAACTGGCATCCCAGGTTGCGGAAGCCTTAGGGCTGCGCTTTGGGCACACCGGCGCTGTCGGAACTCGGTATGATCTGTCCGGCTACAACGATGCGCAAGGCAACTATTGCGCGAATACGGAATTTCCCGAGTTCTATGAGCGCGGCGGCCTGTTCTTGTTCGATGAAATCGACGGTAGTATTCCGAATGCTGTTCTGTTTGCTAATACAGCATTAGCGAACGGACATTGCGCATTCCCGCATCGGACAATTGCGAAGCACGCCGACTTCCGCTGCATCGCGGCGGCGAATACGTACGGCAACGGCGCCGATCTCCAGTATGTCGGCCGCAATCCGCTCGATGCGGCGAGCAAGGATCGGTTCGTCGTAATCCCGATGGATTATGACGAAAAGTTGGAGTGCGCGCTGTATGGTGACACGGATTGGCTAGCCCGCGTGCACACTGTGCGCCAAGCTGTAGCGCAACTGCGCCTCAGGCATGTCATCAGCATGCGCGCCATCGCGCAGGGGACGGCATTGCTATCTGCTGGGCTGTCTCAAGAGTCGGTTGAGCAGTACACCCTATGGCGCGGGTTGGAAGCCGATCAGGTCGCCAAAATCGAGCACTCGATAAATAAAGGTGCATAATGGCTATATCCCAGGGCACGCACGTGCATGATTATTCGTGTTGGGAAGATTTTGTCGCCGCCGCAGAGGATGCAGCCGACCGGCCTCAGTGGGATCGGTGGTTTGTATGCGCGCAAAATGTGTCCGAGGATGAGGATACCTGGCGAGGGACACAGGATTGGGCAACGGCGGTGGCGTATGCACGTTATGGATGGCGCGAAGGCCGCGAGCAAATCGTTGCCGGCCTGATCGCTGCCGCGCGCAGTGCGCCGCTATCTTATCGGTCGGAGCAATACGACGTAGGCGGTGCCTATCCTTGCATCCCGATCGCGCTCGCCGGCGATCCAGCGTGCATGGTCGAATTAGGCGATCAGGCGATTTCAGCGCGGCCGGTGATTCGGCTGCGGGTCGATTTAGCAGCGCCATCGAGAATCACGGGCGAGCAGATAGTCAATCACGGGATCGCCGTGTTATCTGCGGCCGATGCGCTGCAATCAGCGGGCTATTCGGTCGAAATTAGTTTGGCTTGCGCCACTAACGATCCGGCAGCTACCGTCCCGCCGTTGTTACAATTGAGCGCGGTGTTCAAACGCGCCGGGGATGCGCTCGATTTGGACCGCGCCGCGTTTGCGCTCGCCAATCCGGCGGTATCGCGGCGGCTGTATTTTGCGCTACTCGAAAGTCATGCAGATATCAGTTACCTAGGCGCTCTCAATCACGGTAGGCCGTGTGTGAGCTCGCGCGAGGAAGGGATCGTCGTATTACCGCCGGCCGACGAAACCTGCATCGATATAACGGCCGCGAGTCAGCGCATTTACGCGGCGCTCGCCGGAGCGGGCGTTTCCGTTAGCTGGATCGAGGGGCGAAAATGAGTGAACCAAACGACTGCACCGTGTGGGCATTGGCGCATTGCACAGGCATACCGTACGCAGAGGCACACGAGACCCTGGCGCGCCTAGGCCGTCGGCCGAATTGCCGCTTTCCGCTGGGGCGCGCCATAGTCGATGGTGATCTTGGCGCATGCTGGCGACGGTACGAATTTGCGACCGGACACTATCTGGTCGGTAAGCGCGTGGCGGATATAGCGCGCGAACCGGGACGATGGATAGTCATCACTTGGGAACATGCGCTCGCGATCGTCGAAGGTGCGATCAGCGATCCGTACCTGGAAGACCCTGAGGCGTTTGTCACTTTTGCATGGAGGCTAGGATGAACGAGACCAAAGTCTGCCGTATCTGCGGGCAATCGCATGTGTGTGAGCATAGAGCCGGGGCGAAACAAACAACCCGGCTTGTCAAGTGCGTTTGTCCGGACTGCGGGTATACGATCCGGGTCACGCGCAAGTGGCTCGATACGGGACTGCCGTATTGTGCGTGCCAAACACGCTTTGTGGAGGCCGGAGGGAAATGACGACGAAATACCAAGGGGTCGTATTTACAGCCGTGCGCTATGCGCACGGCTTGGACATTTGGCGCGGCGGCGATCGGCTCCAAAGCGTGAGCGGCCTGCTGGCTGATCAAGCTGGTTGGATGCTCGCTGATATCGGCGCGAGGCGGCCGAGGCATATCGATCGCATATGCGCATGGGCACTAGACGGGAACGCGGGTTATCTCGCGTTTTCCGCGTCCGCGGCATCGCCGCTCGCCGAAGCGGGCTTCGACGAAAGTCTCGTAGGGCTTTCGGCCGCCGACCGCGTTTAAAGATCGGGCGCGCGCGGGGGCCGCCGTTCGCCGTCCGCCGGGGAGCGTTTAAATCGGTCGCGGCGGGCCGCTCCGTCCGGGGATAGGACGAGGAAAGGCGGATCAAGGCGTTGATATCGCTAGGGTTTCGCGCGCCGTCCCCAAGCCGGGCGCCCACGCGCGACGTGCATTTTGGACGGCGACGGTATACCGGGGGTGGGGGGATTCTCCCATCCGGCCATGGGTCCTCCGCATGGCGCATGGGTCCCTGGAGTGAAAAAAGCGGGGAATGGTCATAGGGAAATCAATGGGTTAGCGGGAAGTGGCCGCCGAGACCCCAGCCGGAACGGTCGATGGTGCGCTTTCGCTTCGGCGGCTCCCATACTACGGGCTCGCTTCGCTCGCCCTACCGCCCGCTCCCCCGCCCTGTCCGCCCCTAGGATATAGGAATAGTCAAAGATATTACGGGGGCCGGGGGTCGCCGCGCGCGGCCTTCCCTGGGTGGAGTAGGATGGCGTTCATAAGTCGGGAAAAACACCGAGGAAAGTCCCGTGAAAGTCGCTGTTCTCGTTTTTGCGCTGGCGGTCGGCGGATGCGCGCCGCTTCTCGCCGGGAGCGTGGTCGGCGCCGCGGTCGGGCCGGTCGTCACGCCGCAGGTTGATCGGATTTTAAACGCGGTCGGTCTCGGGTTCCTCGACCCCGGCGGGGTGGGGGCCGTTAAAGCAGTACCGGCACCGAAATGACCAAACGTGTTCTCGTCCCCGGCAAGCTGCGCGACCCTGCCGCGCCGAAGATGGGGCGGCCTACGGCGTCCGATGTCCGGCAGCGCAATATTGATGAAATTCTCGATCAGGTAAGCGCAGGGCAATCGCTTGAGGAGGTGTGCCGGGGCGCCGGAATGCCGACGCCAACGGAATTCCGCCGATGGACGCGCCGGGACGGCGAACTTCGCAAGCTTTGGAACATGGCACGTCGGGATTATGCCCATTCGCTGTTCGATCGGATGGCGGCGATTACGAGCGAGCTGGCGACGACCGACTGGGGACGGGAGGATAATCCGAAGGTAACGGCGCTCGGCAAGGCGCTGGACGGCCTGAAGCATATCACCGCCCGGTTGCATCCGGAAGAATACGCCGAACAGAAGCCGGGCCAACAGGCAATCGTGGTCAATCTCGTAACCCCGCTAGCGCTTCGCGGCGGCCCGGAGGCGCCGATTGATACGGCGTTTCGGGTTGTCGGGCAGTTGCCGGCTCGAAAGGAAAGCGATGGCTGACGGTGAGATTACTATAGAGTTCTCGCCCAATCCTACGCAGCGGGCGTTTATTACTTCGCAAGCTCGGGCGGATTATTGGAGTTGCCGTGTTCGGGAAGGAAAATCCGTCGGGCTCGGATGGAGCGCGTTTTATCACGCCTGTCACAATCCCGGCTCGAAGGGCGTGATGATCCGGGACACTTGGGAGAACCTGCAACGGACGACGCTGAAGACGTTCTTCGAGTGGTTCCCGCCGGGAATCATGGGCGAATGGCATCAACAGCAGAAAAAATGGACGTGGTATCCTGGCACCGGTGCGACGGGTGTGATTCATTGGTTCGGGATGGATGACGCTAAGGATGCTGGTGCATTGCAGTCGATGGAGCTGGGTTTTGCCGGCGTGGATGAGGTTGCGCCGTCCGAAGGCGACGGCGGAATTCCCGAATTGGTGTTCGACCTGCTCCTGACCCGGATGAATCAGGTCTGGGAAAACCCGCTGGCGTGGCGGGCGATCAAAATGGCGTCGAATAACCCGGATGAAAGCCATTGGTCCTATCGCCGGTTCGTCGAATACCCTGATTCGGGGTTTAAACTGTGGCAAAGCTTGAGCCCGGAGAACGAGCACAATCTGCCGACGGGCTATTATGGCGATCTTCGGCGGCTTCTGGCGCATCGCCCGGACTTAGTGCGCCGGTTTCTTGATGGAAAATTCGGATTTCAGCAGGCCGGCCGCGCCGTCACGCCGCAATTCAACGACGATATCCACCTCGCGACCGGATTGGTGCCGCTTAAAGGCCCGGAGCTGGTGCTTTGTTGGGACTTCGGGCTCAATCCGACGTGTTTGATTACGCAAGTTAGCCCGATGGGGCATTGGTTAATCCTGGAGGCGTTCGTTGGCGACGAAATTGGCGTCGAAGAACTCATTGTGGACACGATTAAGCCGATTCTGGCGAGCCGTTATCGCGGTTTTCGGTGGCGCCATGTCGGGGACCCGGCCGGTCAGCAACGGGAGCAGTCGTCGGCTAAGCGTTCGGCTGTCCGAACGGTGCGGACCGAGCTTGGCGGAGTGTGGCGAAGTGGCCCTGTGGCTCTCCGAGAACGCCTGGAACCCCTCCGCGCGGTCCTTAGCCGAACGATCGGCGGCCGGGGTTTGGTACAGATTGACCGCCGTCAGGCTCGGGCCGTTTACGCCGCCCTCCGCGGCGGTTGGCACTTCAAGGAGAACACCGGCGGGGTGATTTCCCCCGAGCCGGTAAAGGATATTCATTCGCACCCAGCCGATGCCCTGTCCTACGGGGCCGCGCTGCTCTTCCCGATGGGTCGTATGCAGGCTCCGAGGGGCGGACGCCGCCCGCAGCCTGCTACATTCTTTAGCGGCGGCGTAGTCACTCGGCCACGAGTGCCGCCGGAAGCACGACAAATCGCGAGGGCTTGATGGCGATCGCCGGTACAATCACCGGAGTTTTCTCGACCACCACTCGACATTGGTTGGTGGCGATCACCGGGATTACGAACCCAAATGTGAGCCCGTCCTTTGACGGGAAAGGCTATCAGAACTCGTCTTATGTCATCTCCGGCACTTTCGCGAGTGCTTCGGTGCAGGCGCAGGGTTCGAACGACGGCGGCGTGACCTGGGTGAACATCGGAAGCGCGGTCACGGCGGCGGGTGGCGGGACATTATCGGCCGGCGAGGTGTTCGAATTGTATCGGTTCAGCGTCTCCGGCGGCGGTGCGACAACCCTCCTGAATGCGAACTGTACGTTCGTCTCGAACAACGCGAGCTAACCGATGGCGCGGCTTACGCGCAAAGGTAATCCGGCAATTGTCACGTCACAAAAGCCGGATCAGCCAAGCGAAATCGTTGACGCAAAGGCCGACAAGCGGAAGATCGTTGATATCCTTGAGGGTTATCGGATCGAGGCGGAGTATGCGCGTTTAAACGGCTCTAACTCCCGCGATGCCGTATGGCTCCAGCATTGGGACCTCTATTGGAACCGATATGATTTCTCGAAGAAAGCCGCGTGGCAAAGCCGCGAACTTCTGCCAGAGTTCCCACAGTACGTTGACCGCTTTGCTGCCGCTATGCGGATGGCTCTGGTGGCAGTTGAGCGTTTTTTCACAATCACCGCGGATGGGGACGACGACGGAGACCTAGCGAACGTCATCCGTAAGTTAATGATCGCCGTACTTCGGCGCATCGGTCGGTCGCCGTCCGGACATCCGGTTGATTTTATGACCGTATTCGAGGACGCGATGAAGATGGGCGCCCTTAGCATGTGCTCCGCGATTGTCACTTGGAAGGAGAACGGCGACGGCGGCGGGTATACGGCGATCGATTTGGAAGACCCGTATAACGTTTGGCTCGACCCGACGGGGCGGAGTCTTTATCGCATCCGGCGGGTTGAGATGGACCTGCATGAGTTCCTGGCGCTGTCGGATGCTCGCGACGGCGACGGGATGGCGCTCTATGACCGGTCGGAGGTGATGGATTGCTACGCTTCCACGATGGCGTTGATGATGGCGGAACGCATGCGGCGGACCGGCACGGGCCAGTGGAGCATGTCAAACCGGCGTCCGGTGGTGTTGCATGAGTATTATTGCACGCTGCTTGATAATGAGGGCGAGGTGCTGGGGACGAATGTGCTTTGTGTGGTCGCGAACAATCGCTATCTGATCCGAGGCCCCGAAGAGAATCCATTTTGGCACGGCCATGACTGGCTTGTGACGGCGCCGATTATCACAGTCCCTTTGGCGCCGTATGGGAAGACCTACGCCGAAAACTTCGCGACCATCGCGCGGACGTTTAACGAGCTGACGAACCTGATACTCGACGCAATTCAGACGAGTGCGCTGAAGGCATTCGTGGCGACGCCGGAGAATTTCGAGGACCCGTCGCAGATCGAGGAGGGCATTTATCCGAACGTCGTAATCCGCGCCGCACCGGGCATCCAGCACCAGGAAATCCTATCAGCGCTCGATATGGGCCAGCTCCCGCCGGAGGTATTCCAGCTCTGGCAAGCGCTCAAGAAGGAGCTGCAAGAGGGCGCCGCATTTAACGAAATGACGCTCGGGCAGGCTGCGCCGAACTCGCGGACCTCGGCGACCGAGATTAATACCGTTGATAGCAACGCGACCAGTTACATCAAATCGATTGCGTCGAACATCGAGCATCTTTGGCTGGAGCCGTTGTTGGACCTGATTTGGAAAGTGACGATTCAGCATTTAAACAAAGGCGACACCGACCTGAGCAACGCGGTCGGCGACCAGTGGTTTCAAACGTTGCTCAAACAGAAAAAGGAATTCGCGGAGTACAAGGTGCGGTTCGTCTGTCGCGGCATTACCGGGTTGCTGGAGAAGCGCCAGAAGTTCCAGCAACTTATGCAGTTCCTCCAGGTTATCGGCGCGAACCCGGTTCTGGCACAGTACGCAGTTCAGGAATTCACGCCGCAGAAGCTTTACGCGTACGTTGCCGATTTGATGGATGTGGAACTCGACCGGCTGAAGCCATCGCCGCGCGAACAGCTGATGCAGCAGCTTCAAGGACAGGGTCAGCAACAACAGCAGCTTCAGCAGCAAATGGCGCTTAAGGGCGCCGGAAAGCCGGCAGCCGCTCCGGCGCAACCGTCCTTCGATCCGCAGGAGAAGATGATGGATGCGCAGATGAAGGCGCACGAAATCCAGCTTAAGGAAGGTTCGGCGATCCGAACCCACCAAGCTAAGCGAGCGATAGACCTGCAATACGAAATGGCAAAACCGAAGCCGCCGCCGCGGCCGGCGCAACGTGGCGGGCCTCTACAGGTCTAAGCACGCCGTCATCTGTTAGGATCGTTCGAAGAAAGGACTTCTAGAATGAGTTCACTTGCGCGTAACGACGCGACCGGCGGGAAGCTGGTACGGAAAGGTAAGGTCCCCGGACGCGCTGGGATCGACCAGCACGATGGTCTCGGTCATATCTCGAAGGGCCGGCCGCACCGGAACGAGACGGGCGCCAAGCTTGTCCGCGGCGGGAAGTCCTACGGCACCCCGACCCCGCGGAAGCCCCACGTTGGCCTCGGTGCGAATCCGGTCGAGCGGGCATTCTCGCATCCCGACATGGGCATTCCCCAGATTAAAGGGTCGGGCGGCAAGGGCGGTCGGGTCTAATGGCCGTCATCCGCGAAAATTCAATTCACGCACCGGCACAGGCGCCGTTTAAAGCGCCGACGGCGCAAACCTTCGGCGATGTCCACAACGTCGCTTCACGCGTCTCGCCGGGCGGCATGAACTCCTATCTCGGCCACTTCGCGCAGCCTGGAAACCTCATGCGCGGCCACAATTCGGGCGGTCATCCGCGCGGGCAGCATCCGGGGTTCAAGGCTGTGCAAGCGAAGATCGCGAGCAAGGAAGGCGTCTCCGAAAAGGCCGCCGGCGCGATCTTGGCGAACAGTACGCGGCACGCCTCTGCCGGCGCCAAACGGCGCAACCCTCGGCTCAAGAGGGTCAAATGAGCAAATACGTTTACATCGCGGCTTGGGGCGCAACGACCCTTGCGGCGGCATTCGCAGTCGCCGCGCACGTCGATTGGCATACATTGCCTGGCGCATTCACCGGCGGGGCGATGATTTCTGCCGCCATCGCGGCGGCCTTGATGCATCCGCCCGCGTTTGATAGCGGTTCTGTAAAATTCCAGGTGTCCAATGGTTAAGCAGTTTCGCGGTAAGGCGTCCCCGCGGGTTCGCGATGAGCGACCGCCGGGACCGGATGATCATTATGCGGCGCACGGTTGGCGCGAGGATATGTTCGGCGAATCCTACGTCGGCGGTCAACTCTGCGGGGATAGTTTCGAAGAAGCCTATGAGGCGGGTGGTGTCGGACGTTTCGGCGAACCCGGCGATTGGGATGGCGACGCTAACGATTTGACGCACGAGCTTGAAAAGGTCGATGGTCTGCCGATCGCGCGCAGCGAAATCAGCGGACATTTCAAGAACGAGCGCTACCTGCGCGAGGGGCACAATATCCTGGGCGGCATGTCAATGCACGGGGCATTTGACGAAGAAGGGAACACCAATTTCCCCGTCGCTCACATGGGCGAACCGCGATCCGATGCCGGCGATATGCTCAACTCGCCGTACGATAGTCCCGATATGCGGGGCCGGGCAGTGAATGACAATCCGCGCCTCCGATTGGTAAAGTAAATGCGGCACGAAGCGGACATGCTCGAAGGCGATTTGCCGATTGCCCGCGACGGACTTGACGAACATTTTCGGCAACCGAGCGTTTTGCGGGCCGGCCACAATCCCGGTATGGCGGAGACCATGCATGAGTGGAAGCATGGGACTTTGCATTCCGGCTCGAAGCATGGGCCGATAGTAACATCGCGGAAGCAGGCCATCGCTATCGGAATGAACTCTTGAACGACGTTATCGACTTCGGGCGGATTTCGCTTGGGACCCAGGTCCGTGAAGTTCTCCCGCTTATCGAACGTGCCATTGGCGATGAGAATGAGCGAATTGACAACGCCGCCATCGCCGCTCACCTAGCCGGAACGCTGACCGGCGAACAAGCGCTAGCGGCCTTTGCGGCCAAGGGAGCGTTGAGCAGCATTTTGCGAAAACTTCGTCAGTACGACAACACCGGTCGGGCGGCAGCGCGCCGTGTGGCCCAACATGAGGACAATTATGGCTCTGCCGGATAACCCACACCAACCGGAGCACCTTTTAGAGACCGATGACGACCTGCCGGCCGATCCCGGCGGCGGTGAAGGCGCGGTTTCAATGGACCAGCTTCGCGAAATCCTCGCCGACCAAAACCGGTTAAACCAAGAGGCGCTGCGCGCGATCCTCCAGGGGACGGCGAAGACCCCGCTCCAGCCGGAAGACCAATTCCCTGAGTTGAACATCAGTGCTGAGGGGCTACCGCATCCCGGCGCGGACCTTGATGGTTTTATCAAAGGTTGGAGCGAGCGGACCAACGCTGCGATGAAAGAGGCGCTCCAGGGCGCCGTGAATCGCGCGGCAACGCAAGCGACCGCGACCGCAACCGCCGCGGTCGATCAAAAGGCGCTGACACAACGCGCGTTTGAAATGATCAAAGAGGCGGCGCCGGAGATGTCCGATGACGTGATCGGATTTTCGGCGATGAAGATCGCTGAGCAATACCGAGCACAGGGAATTGATCCGCTGACGGCCCTTCGGTCTGATGTCGTTGGGATCGCTCAGGCAGTGCTTGATTACGCCGATGAACGTTTCGGTGCCGGGACTGATATGAGCGCCCAGCAACTTCAGCGGCGCGGACCCGGCGGCGGCAACCGCACCGGGGGCCTTCCGGGCACTGGAGGCGCGCGGCGGAGTCGGCAGCCGGCTCCCGAGGATGCCGGTGACCTGACCAAGGATGTCCGGACCTTTCAAGCCGAGTTCTTCAAAACTCGTTAAGGAGCGTAAGATGTATCGCCCGACAATCGACGAATGGGTTGAGTACGAAAAAGATGGCGAAACGCGCCAAGTATGTGCACATTGCGACGGGGCCACTGCCCAAATTGTTCGCTTTCAGATTAGCGGCCTTTGGCAAAATCTCCGTAAAATGGAGAAATCTTTAGAAAACCCGTTAAGAGGTTGAAGGCGCCCCGGACCCAACCGGGGCCTATTGTGGCGAGAGAGGTAGGCCGTTCGGTATTCTCCCATCATCACCCCACGATGTTGGGAGGCCAGAGATGGCTAGACAATATCAAACCGGTAAGGACGAGGCAACTCTCCGCCGAGAAGCGTATGCGAGACGGGTCGCGGAAGGATGCGATGGGGCAACCAATCGCTATCATAACGACCCAGAATATAAGGCACGGCGGCTCGCTCAAAATCTTGCAGCGCAACGCCGACGGAATTTTGGGCTCACGCTGGCTCAGTTTGAAGAAATGCAAATTGCGCAGAATGGTCAATGTGCAATTTGTCAAAAACCACCGAAAGGGCGTGACCTGGACGTGGACCATGACCACAACACGGGGGCTATTCGAGGATTGCTGTGTCGTAATTGCAATCTGATGCTCGGGAAAATAAACGACCGGGTAGAAGTTTTGGAGAAGGCGATACAGTATCTGAGGAAGCACGAATAAAAAAGGCCAAGAAAATCAATGACTTGGAGCATTGACGCCCCGTCGGGGGTCTACCGTAATCATGCTCTATCAGGTCAGATACGCAGGGAAGCGATGTATTGAGCGAAAGCTCTAGTACCTTCGGGGAGTAATCCCCGTCGAAGAACCGGGTGAATTCAGGGGAAATCCTTTGGGACTATCCTGAGCCAAGCCGCTAAAAGCGGAAGGTGCAACGATCAGAGCGCAAGCTCGTAGGGCCAAGCGGCCCGAAGCGCCCGGCCCCTCGAAAGAGGGTGATGATATGATCTGGTCCCTTGGGAAACCAAGGGCTCCCGTGAAAGGGAGGACAAGGAAGTAGCGGGCCTTGTCAAACATAAGCGGATGTGCAGACCCTGAAGTTTCTGACCCCGGAGCCTGGGTTCGGCAAAAAGCGCGGTGATACGATCACCATAACCCGCTTTATGCAGCTCCCGGTCGCAGGCCGGATTGGTGAGCAGGATGCGTTGCCGCAGGGCCGTCCGGCGATCAATACAAAGTCCTTGCAGATCGGTTCGTGGGGTTATAAGGTTCCGGTGACGGAGTTTGAGGAATATCTTACTTACTTCGATATCACCAATTACATCCAGCAGATGTTGCGCGACCAGATGGCCCTAACGATGGACCTGATGGGCGCGACTGCGCTGAAAAAGACCCCGTACAAGTATACCCCAGAAGTGGGGGGCGGCGTCTTCGCGACGAACGGCACGGCAGCCGGGACGGCGACAGCGAACCTTGCGATTTCCGATTTGCGGTTGATTCGTGACCAGTTGCGG